CTTCCACTGTTTTGGCTATGGTATCAAATACAAATATGCATTGAAATGTTTGACTGACATCGTTTATCATAAAGTCATATAGAGTTTTATCAGTGACGTCAAAACTACGTGTTACATTAGTTAGTGTAGGATCAACATATACAAGTGTCCATCCCGGAATATACGACATCAATTCCGTCATAAGATTTGTTGTTGTAACCCCTGAACCACTTAAAACACTATTAAATGTATACGTACCACTGAATAAACTCAGTTTCTTATAGGATAAAATAACTTCCAGGGATTGACACGTTATTTTTTTTTGTTCCACACCACCGTTATTATCTATTTTTACATCCGTGATCATAAAATTAGCCACGCCTTCTACAAAAACAAGGCGTCGATATTCTAGGCTATCGTAATAATCGGTAGCAACTCCGTCTACTTGAGACGGAGCGGTAAAAGTAAGAGTGGAAAGGGTGTTATAGCGTAATTCCAAATTCCGGTCAAAAATGGTGCCGAGGTTATAAAGTACGGTTTCATCGGGATTACATAGTGTAAATACAGGAATTTCCACCTGATTGTAAACATCAAATGATGTAATTGCCATATTATACTCCTACGCCACTTGCAAACACCGCATCTATTGTAAATTCGGTGAAATATCCGCTGACAGTTAAAACATTTAGTCCCTGTACGGTTCTAAAAAATTTCTGGTTAAATTTATCCATACGTAGTGCCGCTGTACTAGACGTGATAATACCCTTGTCGTTATCTACGGTTATTTGTTCCAATGGAGTTAGTCCATCGAATCGAAACTCTCTGTCGTCGTCATTGGCATTAATCAACGAAAAATAATTGGTGCTACTTCCACTGGTATCCATAGTAAATGTAATTACGGGACGATTATATCCACCATATGAACTTGCGTTGAAATAATCAAAAGTTTCCGTATTTAGTCCGTCAGAATAAGTTTTAGTTATAACTGGCGGATATGTTATTGCCCAAGGTCTATCACATTTAGCATGTAATGTCAGGGCATAATTTAAATTACCAACGTATAAATGTGTTGATCGTGATAATATTACATTATAAACAACATCTGGAATGTCGCCCTGTACAATTCTCAGCGGCAAATATGTTGACTTTCCCAGCAACCAGGTTTCAATTGCGTGGCGACTGTTTCCGTCGATATGAGAAAAACTACCTACGGTAAAATCAAATTCCAGAGAACTTTGATAATATCTGCCATAAAAATAAGGTGATTCGCGTCGATACAACCACTGCTCGTAAATGCTGGCGTCACCGCCGGCACTACCACCCACAAGACCAGAGGAATCAAAGTTAAATATTCTCAAGTCATAGAGTTCACTGGGAATACCGTTGAAGACGAAACTATCTCCGTAAAAACTCATTGTTTTCCTCCAATCTTATGTTTTCATAATATAAAATAATTTCACATATGGCGGCAAACTACTGGAAGACTCAGACTGCCCCACAGTATGTACATGAGCGTTGCCACTAGCAGCGGTTCCACTATAGGAATGGCTATGTCCCGTCGACTTCCTGTAAGTACCAGCGGCTCCAGACCCTTGACTTGTTCCGCCGGTATTGCTGTTGGTGCTACCGCTTAAACTATGGCTGTGTTCACCGGCAGACGCCAGCGACGGAGCAGTAGAATGCACATGGGTATTGCTCCCAGAAGTTGTACCGACTTCACCGTCGCTGCTGGCGCCCATAACAAAGTGGGATCGCAAGTCCGGCGTATCGTTGCTGCCGTCGCATAAAACCCATCCAGAAGGTATACTTCCCGATGTTCCGTACCAGATTGTAATTACCCCAGTTGGAGTTGCCATCTTATGCCACCTTCATTATATAATATAATAATATGTAGGGAGGCAATCCGCTTGATGATGCCAGCGATGTTGAGTGGCTATGTCCGACTGCGCTGACAATTGTCGCCGAACTCCCGTGATTGTGATCACCTGCCGCATATCTGTTTGCCCCACCCAGTGTGCTTGTTCCGCTATCTGTTCCAATGCTTGAAGTCGCACTATGGTCGTGGTTGGCATTGGTTGAAGACCCTGCACCCACATGAGTATGGGTTGTTGCACTTGCTGAAGTTGGAGTATCGCTGTCATCGTATTTGCCGTAAACAAACATTCCTCTCAAGTCCGGTGTGCTGTTGCTACCATCGCATATCTGCCAGTTTTCGGGAATACTGATACCCTGCCAAACTACAATTTGCCCTATTGCTACTGTCATGATATCCTCTTTATCCAATACAATAATCGGTGCAAAGGAAGAGACGATCCCAAAGAAGAAACTCCCGAAGACGCATGGGCGTGATCAACGGACTGGCTCGTACTACCATTATTGACGGTATGGCTATGTCCTTGTACAGCATATGCTGTGCCAGTTCCACTACCGTAATTATAATAACCATTTGAGGTTACAGAAATACTATAACTATGACTGTGGCCGCCATTCAACCCGGAGGTATTACCTGAATGCAAGTGTGTGGCGCTACCAGAAGTTGTTAGAAGTTCACCGCTGTTTGCAGCACCCCGCACAAATTTTCCCATTAGGTTCGGCACACCGCCACTGCCGTTGCATAGTTGATAACCGGAAGGAACGGCACTTGCACTGCCATACCATAGCACAATAGATCCAACAAGAACGCCTGTGTTTAAATTTTGATCACCGGTATTATTTATAACTATCATATTGTTGCTGCCTTTCATTTAACATTCCACCGAAAACGCTATAAGTAAAAGGGGTTGGAATTTTATTCCCAACCCCGTGATTACTACAAACTATATGTAAGCGCATTAGCCCTTTTACCTCTTTGGTTACTGGCGGAATTCAAAACATCAAACACCGCAGTTTTTATATCGCCTAATGCCACCTTGTCCAGATTTCCTGCTACGGATATACTGATATCTCCTACGGTAATACCGGCAGAAGATGTTCCAGAGTTGGCAACTCCGATTCCCATATTTGGTATTCTCGCGCCTCTAGCAAGTTGCTGCTGCTGTTGCTTATTAAATATCATAAACATTTCGCCGCTTTCAGCCATAAGGGGAAAGCTATCATTGGGGTGTCCGTCGGGAATGATACCCATACCACCTTTGGAAAATCCCTCCTCGATAAGTGAATTGTTGGATATCGCTCCGCCGGAACCATAAATAAATCCACCAGATCCGCTACCGCTTCCTCCGCCGGTTTGCCCAGGTCTTGGCGGTAGTGGTAACGACGAACTAGATGAAGTTCCACTGCTGCCACCGTAACCGCCTCCGCTTTGGTTATTCATATCCTGAAGGGCTTCGATGACGTCGCGGATGGCCTCAATCATTGCGTTGAAACCTTCTATTAGACGATCAATTCCTTCTAACTGATTATTAATCCATTCTTCATAAGCAGCGTATTCGGCATCAAGGGCTTCCATTTGAATGTCGTAGGTTCTATCGGCTTGTAATTCCGCGATTTCCTCGGCTTTTTCCGCACGGAGTTCTTCTAGTTCCAATCGTTTTTGATTAGCTTCTTGGCTGTTATCAAATTGAAGCGCTAGGAGTTCGTTGTCGATATCTACTAATTCTTTATTTTTTTCTTCCAGAGATTTTTGATAATCATCTTCTTCTTTAGCCAGACGTAATTTTTCTTTTTGTGCATCTATTATATCTTTATAGGCTTTTAGAAGATCTTTCAGTGCATCTTGCTGATCATGAAGAGCATCTATTTGCTCATTTATTGCATCTATTTCTGCTTCTTGCGCATCTACGTTTACCTGTTGACTTGCTGCTGCACCACCGCCACCGCTACTTGAAAATCCGCCAAATCCACCTATGGCAGTTAATAACGATACGGTATCAGCAGCCGCCCCCTCTATTGCGGCTTTTCTCTGCCGCCACAAGTTGATATTATTAACCAGATCTGCTTCTTGCGCTTCAATAGCAGTCGTTTCTAAATATATTGCCATCTGATTTTGAAGTGCAACTATTGCGGCATCCGCTTTGGCTATTGCAAGTTGTCGCAACATAACCGCATCTATAGTGATGGCGCCGGTCAAAGCGTCTATAGATAAAGCTTCCCCATATCCAGCATTTATAAGTTCTTGTGCTTGATTTATTGTGAGGTTTTTAGTTTTGTTGTAACTTTCAAGTATGCTTGTTAGGGATTCATAACTTGATGACGCGTCTGAGGTCGCAGCGCTTGAGGCTTCTGCCAGTTCTTTTGCCGTGGCAAGAGTGTCGTTAAATCCGTCTTGCGAGTCAGAAGTAGCGTTTATAATATTTTGATAGCCTTCTACTTCTATGATTAACTTATTTGCTGCTGCGATATTATCGCCAATTAACTCATACTGTTCTCGTAAGTATTCAACATACTTGCGTCCAGCCTCGTCCGTCCTACCCTCATTTTCAGCGATAAGATTACCGTAGTATTCCATTTGCTGCTGAGGATCATATGACTCTTGTGTTGAATATGATCCAAGATTAGAAGATGAAAATTGTATTGGTGTAGCGTCTGTTAAATATTTTTTAGCTTCTTCTAATGCATACTTATTTCGATTAACAAAGTCTTGAGCTTCTTGTAAAGCCTTTGCTCTAATCCAAGCAATATTTTTTTCTATGGCGACGCTATTGCCATCAATGGCATCACTATATAAATTAATTCCTTCGGTTAAAGCGCCATATTTAGTATTGAGTGTAGATTGAATATCAAGAAGTTCAATGTTATCTTCGATAGATCTTGTAGTACTATTTGCCAAAACGTCATATCTATCAGCTAGAGTTTTTAATTCCGCCTGATTTTCTTTATTACTAGCATTATTTTTTTGGAAACTATTATATACATCAACCATAGTCTCTTTGGCTTTTCCCGCATTAGCAATAAGTAGTACCAAAGCGCCAACTAAAACGCTTATGCCAGCAGTTGCCATAGCGGTTCCAGCAGTTGTTGCAGCCAAAGCCGTTGTAACTCCGCCTAGTCCAAATGTTATTCCCGTCAGTCCGGTAATCACAGCGGGTATAATAGTAACAAGAGATCCCAAACCGGATAAAATAGTTTGATAATTTATTACAATTAAAGCAGCGCCAATTGCCTTTAATATAGGTATAAGACCACCTAAACTGTTGATTACACCAATTATTTTTGTGCCTAAATTAGTAATGTTTATGATTGTTTCTGGCGTTATGGTCTTAGACCACATTTCTTCCAAAGAGGCGGTAAACCTGTTTTTAGCGGCTTCAATATTATCACTAAATATCTTATATCGTTGTTCAGTAAGACCTAGAGAATCTGCTTCTATTTCCAGAGCAGCAAGATACTCTTTTTGACTGCCCATTAAACTTTTGAGGACTTCGGATTGGCGATTTCCAGCAAAAGCATTTGCGAGCATAGATTGTTCTAAAGTTTTGCCTTGAGCACCTAGTTCATTCCATAAAACCATTGTTTCATTAAGTACGTCGCCCATGTCGCGGAATTGTTTGGTGGTTTTATCTCGTAGGCTTAAACCCAGACTTTCAAGAACGGTTTCTACATCCGAAATAGATTGTCCTTCGTCGTCAAAAAATTTCCCCAACTTGACGTTCTGCATCCTAACCAGTATCGTTTTGCATATTTGTTACTCTTATTTAAATACATAAATAAGGGAGATACTTCTTCTTAAAAGCGTCTTTACGCTTGAGTATCTCTCTTCCCCTTCCTTTGTTATAGGGAAGATCAGACTATCGCATTCCCATTTAGAAATGGGATTATCTCACTTAGTCGTTCAGGCTCTATCCAAAAGAAAGTGGCATTTCTTTTGTGTGTAATATTCTTCTGAGTTTGTGTGCACAATCGTACGAGCACGCATGATGATTGGCTTTTACATAATGGGAAGTCAATTGTTCTTTTTCTTTTCCGCAACATTCGCAATTATATGTTGTCCATTTTTCGGGTTGTTTCATCGACCTTCTTTCACCTGTTTTTATGTTGACAATCGTATTTATATATTCAATTGGCTGATTCATATATGGTGTTTGAATGTCGTTGTTTAAAATCAATTCCGATCCATCAACAGAATAATTGAAAGAATGATAATCAAATAAAACTCCATTGTTTTCAATATATTTCAAAATAAGGAGTTTACACAGATTGGGATTATTCATTATTTCCGATTCCCACAGATATAAAATTTCTATGCCGTAGTTATTTTTAAAATATGAATGTTTTGCTTTATCTTGTTTTATTCTACTGACATGTCTTTCATATATAATTTCAGGATATTTACGATGATCACAATGCCAATATGTACCCATATTTTCAACGACTAATCCTTGCTGAATTAAGTAGTTATCTGCGGAAAAATAAATAAATCCTTTTTCTACAGAGTATTCTACCAATAGACTGTCAAGAATTCCGTTAATAACCCGCTGTATCCTTGTGTCTGCCTTAGCCACAAGTCCTTCTTCGAGTATTTTTGTTGCTCTGATTTTGCTTTTATCGCTCCATTCTTTGGACTGACTCCATACTTGGGCATACCACGCTTGCCTACAGATATTTGAACAAAATCTTTTACCATTCTCTATTTCCGCCGTTAAAGCGTCAAAAGACTTATCGCACCAACCACACAATATGTCTTGATGCAATTCGGGAATATAGCAAGGATGATTTTTTCCGGTTCGGGGGTTCTGGCGTTGCCATTCTATCTGACATTTCAAACCGCAATAGATCTTATTTTTAATCTTGGTCGTTTCAAACGGTGTGTCACATATTGGGCAAAATCGTTCTTCATAAAACTGGTTGTGCTTAAATATCATTTCGCATTCTTTACTACAAAAAGAATGCTCATGTCTTTTTCTACCAGTACGAATAATTGATTTATTACAATTTGAACAAAATAATTCTATCACTGTGCCTCCTTTCTTTAATTATTAAGTATACCACACTTTGCCACAAATGTCAATATACAAATCAGAAGATATTACTAAATAGTTGCCCCTTGTTGTCCTCTTCAGGAGTTCCAAGTCAATCAGAGATAATTTTTCATTAGGGATTATGAATTATGCCCTAATGCCTCCAATCCCTCATCGGGAAAAGGCTTGTCCGATACTTTCTGGAGCGACACGCATATTAGCGCTCACCACAGTTATCATGGCTGCCATTTGATCAAAATCTACTCCAGCCATACGAGATGTTGCTGAAACTTTTTGTAACGCCGAGGCCACTTCACCTACAGAACTGGCGTAGGCATTGTCTAACGAAATTAATTTGTCAATAGTGGGCATAACTTCATCTAAACTTAATTTATAACCATTAATAATAGATGTAAGATATTCCGTAGATTGCGCCTGGTCTAAATTGCCTAATTTAGCCATCATTACACTGGCGCGTAATAATTTCTGTGTCTCCTCTGCTGTTTTACCCTGTCGCTGCCATTCCAGCGATCCTTCAGCGACTTCCAGAGTAGTTGCGCCCAACTCTTTCGCCAAGTTATTATATTCAATTGCCAAAGCTCTTGCTTGGGAAGTAGACATTCCGGTGACAATCTGAACATTCGTCATAGACTTGTTCAGGTCTTCAATAAACTGAACGCCTTCTTTGATGTTCCTCAGTGTTCCATACAATATACCTGTGGCGACACCCCACATCGCGATTTTACCAACAACTTTAACTATAGCAGTACCAAAATTATCCGTACTGGCTATAGTTGTTCTAGCAGATTGATTGACTTCTTCAAATTTATTTTTAAGCCCCCCCATAGCGACTTGAACTTTACCTATAGAAACTTGACCTTTACTATAAGCACCTATGAGATTACTAACGTCGTGATATTGCTTGGCAACTTCAGGATTCTTAAAAGCGTCCTGATTCTTTATTTTTATTGCTTCCAGTTGATTTTTCAACTTGCCAACACTGGTTTCTAGTTTTTCAAAATCCGTTGCTTTCGCGGTTACGGATATATTCATCGGCTTCATCTTGGCTTGTATTTTAGCCAATTGTGCTTCTATGCCGATATCCGATAGCTGCATTTTTACCATTACATTATATTCGGCCATTTATATTTTACCCTCCTTTCTATTACTTGAAAATATAAATTGAATTACTTATCAAAGTGCGCCTTGAGATTATCGAGTTCCTTCCATTCTCGATCTTTCCCTGTTAGGTCATTATAAATGGCGTACATAGAAGCACTTTTCCAGCCACAAATTTCGACTATCAAATCACTGGTCAATCCTATACGAGTAAGAAAAGTAACCATATAATGCCTAAACGCATGGGCATATAATGGAACACCGAGAAATTCTTCCCATTTAGGAATCCAGTAACGAATTGTGCCCATAGTAGCTGGAGAACCGTCTTGTTTAATAAAAATACTAGTATGACTCTGACTGTTCGCTTCCATGATTTTATTACGTTCTATTAGCCATGAATCATAATATGGAATAAATAAATCCTTGATAATATATTTAAATTTCATATCTCCGGTTTTAGTCCGCCCTTTAGTTTTTATCATTTTACTGGTTTCAATAAAAATATCGGAATATGCCAAATTATCTTTGTCAATAATGTCTGTAGTAAATCTCAACAGCTCACTTATTCTAGCTCCACTGGAAATAGCCAAACTAATTAAACACGCTTCCTGCAATTTATTGGAACCCACTAAATGCTTTAGTAAATTATTGATTTGATCTTCGCTTAAAATAGTTTTTTCTCTTGACATTACTTTAGGCATTGTTTCCACCGCTTTTAAAATAGTGTTCCGGTAAAGAGGAAATTCTTCGTCCATCATTCGCTCGACAAAGTTGCTCAGACTGGACAAGCAACTTCTCATTCGATTGAATCTTGATGAACTCCATTTGAGGTCGCTAACACAAAAACTAAAGAATTGGGAAAATTCCATCTTACGAATATCTACAAAAAATTTATTATCTAAATTTTCTAATACAAAAGTAAAAAATATAGAAAGATCGCTTCTATATCCGTCAACCGTTCCCGAAGAAGAGCGAGTGTCTTTTTCTCTTAAAAAATCTTTTATTAATTGCTTGTTTTTTTCGTTAACCTTTTCCCACTTATCAGGAGAAGTAATAATATTTTTAAATGTTTTTCGTCCCATTGTTTTTATGTCTCCTTTATGCGATTCCGATTATATTTTAGATTATTTCTATTTTTTTCTTTAGGCATCGCTGTTCCTCCATGGTATAATTCCTTGTTCTATAAAATAACATAATCCTATAGCTACAGAATCCGACTGATCCTGATTTTCAAACCTGATATAAGGAAACATTTCCAGTATCTTTCCTTGTACGACAGATTTGTCAGACCTTCCGTTGCCCGTCACAATTTTCTTAACGGATGAGGGAGCATACACGACTTGGCGGCAATCATTGAATAAATACTGGGTGAGACCAACCACCTTAAAAATTGCCTGCGTACTTGCCGCATGACGAGAAAACCCCGATTCTAAAATAATCAGATTTGTGGAATATTGCCCACGCAATTCCAACCAATTATCTGCTATTATTTTCAGCCTATCCTTATGCTCCATTTTAGAAGTTGTAGGAATGCTCATTATTTTAATCGGATTTCCTTTTTCATCAAATATGCATACTCCGCTAGATGACAAGCTTAAATCAAAAGCATATATATAATTCATATTCATCTCCGTTTCAATATAAGGACAAGAAACTATTTCTAATCCCTCATCCTTATACTATACCATTATAAAATTATGTCAACAAGTTTTCCATTAGCATCAGGAAGAATATTTATCTTAATACCGGTAGTTGACACGGAATTCGATGTCATAACTTGTGCATACTTCTGGTCGATGGAGCAGTTAGGAAAACCATATTTTAACTGTTCGACGTTTTCTCCTGTAGAATTACGAACTTCAGCCACAAGAGCAACCTTGCACTTTTTTGAATCACGCCCAGAAAATAAAGAAACTTTTTCTTGAGGTTTTACATTCAATACGTTTTGATAATCTGTATGTTTTTCTTCTTTCACATCAGATAAAAATTTTAAAAAATTAAGACTAAATGCAACATCTGTAAAAACAATCGTTCCATTTTGGTGCCCAATATCTACCGTACAATCAGTCAGAGTCTTACTAGACAATATTAGGTTTTCTTTTTCATCAAATATATATATGTCACATATACTTACTAAAAATTTATTATTTAAAAAACCTGATTTAATATCCTCATAACTATAAAGTAGAGGATTATTTCTTCCGCCGCGTATTTCAGTAATCATATTTTTCCTTTTCTTTTTTTGATTCCATATATAAAAATAGGCAGGAGGCACTTAAGCCTCCTGCCTTCTAACTACATCTAATCACCTATTTCTCGACGGGCTCAACCACTTGCTGTTTAGTTGGAGCATTAAGTTGTTTAATGGTTGCGGCTTTAGAAATAGCACCATCAGCACCGAACAATTTATTCCAGACCTGGCTGGACATCCATATACCCATGCCTATCACAACTGTGGGGAACCACTGCTCGATAAAATCAACCATGCCAACAGGAAGATATAAGGTAAGAGCACGACTTAATATCGGCAAGAAAATGCTAACTCCGCCAACAATCCAGAATTTAGCCT